AGCTAGCGTCAGCCTTCAAAGTAGGTAAAGTTATATCACAATGATGTTATATTCACATACGGTCTCCAGCGGTTAAGCTGTGTTAACTACGCTTAACGACCATTGTTGATAACGTTTTCAGAATTAGCGGCAATTAAGGGGTGCTCAAAAGCAGCAGTTACCCATGCGTGTAAATCACGTATTGCCGCAGCAGTTGTTGAAGAAAATGGCAAACGCTACGTTGATAGAGACATGGCACTAGAGTTATGGAATCGTAATACACTAAGAACATATAGCGCAAAGGTAAGCGCACCAGACGAAGTAAAGCTGAGCGACGATCAAATCCCTGAGCTTAACATAAGCAGGGAGCGGCGCGAGCATTACCAAGCAGAATTAGCAAAACTACAGGTTTCACAGCAACGCAAGGAGTTGTTGCCAGCAGAAGATATTAAGAAGCAAGCATTTCAGCTTGGCCGTACTATCCGCGAGGCATTAGCTAATTTGGCTGATAGGCTTAGCCACCAATTAGCTGGTGAGACTGACCCAACTGTGATTCATAAGTTATTGAGTGATGAACACCGTGCAGCACTGATGGAGCTAAGTGATGACGATCTATAGAAAGGCATTTATGAATGGGTTGCGGCCTGACCCAGTGTTAACGGTAAGCGAATGGGCTGATGCTCACAGAAGGCTTAGCAGTAAGGCAAGTGCGGAACCTGGGCCATGGCGCACTAATAGGACGCCGTATTTGAAGGAGCCGATGGATTGCCTTAGCACTAATAGCGGCATCCAACGTGTGGTGATGATGTTTGCTGCGCAGACAGGCAAGACTGAAAGCGGCAGCAATTGGTTGGGTTATGTGATCGCGCATTCGCCTGGGCCGATGCTGCTAGTGCAACCTACGGTAGAGATGGCAAAGAGGTTATCAAAGCAAAGGCTGGAGTCCCTTATTAGTGAGACGCCTTGTTTAAACGATAAGATCGCACCGTCGAGGAGTAGGGATAGCGGTAATACGATGCTGGCAAAGGAGTTCCCAGGTGGGATGATGCTGCTTACTGGTGCTAATAGCGCAACTGGTTTGCGGTCTACACCATGCCGCTATATTTTTATGGATGAAGTTGATGCGTTCCCTGCTGATGTAGATGGCGAGGGCGATCCTGTCAGTTTGGCGGAAAAACGTGCTACTACTTTTGCTAGGCGTAAGATTTTGCTTACTAGCACACCAACGGTAAAAGACTTTAGCCGTATTGAAGCTGAGTACTTACGTAGTGACCAGCGGCGTTTTTATGTGCCGTGCCCTAAATGTGGCGTAAAGGAATGGCTAAAGTGGGCACAACTTAAATGGGAAAATAATGATCCTAATACTGCCCAATATGAATGCGAGCATTGCGGTGAAAGATTTAGTGATATACATAAACCAATGATGTTACGCGAAGGCGAATGGCGAGCTACGGCACCATTTGATGGTAAGACGGCTGGTTTTCAGTTATCGGGTTTGTACTCACCATTAGGATGGCTTAGTTGGGCTGATATGGTTGACGACTTTTTACGTGCAAAGTCTGATGCACCAATGCTTAAGAGCTTTGTTAATACTAGATTAGCTGAAACATGGGAAGAAGATTATGCTAGTAAGGTAGATGCTGCTGGGTTAATAGATAAGTGTGAACATTATGAACCTGGCATTATACCAGCAGATGCATGGGCATTGACTGTAGGTGTTGACGTACAAGGTGGCGGCGGCAGTATTGGCGACCGCTTAGCTATTAGTGTATGGGCGTGGGGCCGTGAGGAGGAAGGATGGCTAGTGCATCATCAAGAGATATTTGGTGATCCATGTCGTGCTGATGTATGGAAGCAGCTAGATGAGTTGTTGTTACGTGAATGGCCACATGCTAATGGCGGTGGGTTTAGGCCAGATGCAGTTTGTGTTGATAGTGGCGGCCATGCAACGGCTGAGGTTTATCAATATGCAAGAGAACGCGGCAGGCAAAATGTAATTGCAATTAAAGGCCAAAGCCAACGCGGTAAAGCGCCAATTGGTAAGGCTGCTAAGGTTGACATTAATAGCAAGGGCCAACAATTAAAACGTGGCGCATTGGTATATCCAGTTGGCGGTGATACCATAAAAACAACATTGTTTGCGCGGTTAAAACATAACGAGGCATTGCATTTTCATATGGGTACACCAGCGGAATATTTTGAGCAGTTAACAGCAGAGAAGCAGGCGTTAAAGTATGTAAAAGGGTTTCCGGTACGTGAATGGGTAAAGAAACCCGGTGCGCGTAATGAAGCGTTGGATTGCTTGGTATATGCGTATGCCGGTTTGAACTGGTTATATCAGCGATATGACAGGCGAACAATATGGGATCAATTAGAGCGGCGGCTAGAAAGCAAGCCAAAAGCCAAGGCGGTGCTAAAATCAAGCAAACCCTTTGTTAGTAACTGGTGAACATTCCAGCACAGGTTAGGGCAGGAGACACCATTAAATGGCGTGATGATGCGGCGGCGGATGGATTTGGCAATGCTATTACCAGTGCCACGTGGACGTTGACATATTATTTGCGTGCGAATGTAGCGGCTGAGGCGGCAACAGTTGTAGGAACAGCGTTTGGGCCTGGGTGGGAATTTACGATTGCTACTGGCACCAGTGCTGGTTTTGATGCTGGGCAATGGTATTGGCAGGCGATTGCGACTTATAGCACGGAAAAGCTGACGTTAGGCGCTGGGCAACTGCAAGTGCAGGCAGCGTTGAGCTATACCAGCACACCTGGTGCATTTGATGGCCGCAGCCAAGCGGAGATTGATCTAGATGCAGTAAAGGCTGCGATCAGGGCGATTGTATCTGGCGGCGTGGTGCAGGAATATCGGATCGGCACACGTAGTTTAAAGAAATATGATTTGGTTGATTTAATCCAACTTGAAAGTAAGCTAAAGGCTGAGGTCAAGCGCGAGCAAGCGGCATCACTCCAAGCGCAAGGCTTGGGTAACCCACACAATCTATTCGTGCGTTTCTAATGGGCATCCGTTCTACAATTTTTAGCTGGTTGCAAAGTGGCGCTACAAAGCCACGGCGGCGAATGTATCAAGGCGCTAAATTTAGCCGTCTTACTGCTGACTGGGTAACTGGTAATACAAGCGCTGATAGTGAAGTATATGGCTCAGCACAAAAGCTACGTGATCGCGCTAGGCAATTATGCCGTGACAATGATTACGCAAGGCAGGCATTACGTGCTATTGAAGGTAATGTAATTGGTCAGGGCATACCGTTTCAGTCACAAGTGCGGATGCTGCGTGGCAATAAATTAGATCAACCTATCAATGATGCAATTGAATCATTGTGGCATCAATGGTCATATGCAGAGTATTGCCATACTGGCGGTAAGTTGTGCTTTAGTGATATTGAAAGGTTACTTATTCGTAGTATTGCAGAAAGCGGTGAAGTATTTGTGCGGCTAGTAAAGCAATCATTTAGCGGTTCACCAATACCATTAGCGCTTGAGATAATAGAAGCTGATCAATTAGATGATGGCCTTAATGGCCGTAGCTTGCAGGGTAATGAGATACGGATGGGCGTTGAGGTTGACCGCTGGGGCCGTCCGATTGCTTATCACTTTTTGGCTTATCATCCTGGTGACTATCAGTTTAGTAACCAACAGATTTCATCACAACGTCATAACCGTGTATTAGCGGCTGATGTAATCCATTTGTACCGCATGGACCGCCCGGGCCAAACACGTGGTGCTACGTGGTTTGCATCTGCTATCCAGCGGTTGCATCATTTGCAAGGCTATGAGGAGGCGGAAGTAATCCGTGCGCGTGCAGCTAGCAGCTTGATGGGTTTTGTTACTAGCCCAGAAGGCGAGCTGCAAGGTGATGATGTAATGGATGGCGACCGTGTTAGCCAGTTTGAACCAGGTGTATTTAAGTATTTGCAACCGGGTGAAACTGTAACGGTGCCGCAGCTAGATGCACCAGATGGACAGTTTGAGCCATTTTTACGTGCAATGTTACGCGCAATGGCGGCTGGTATTGGCTGTAGCTATGAAACGGTAAGCCGTGATTTTAGCCAAACTAACTACAGCTCTAGCCGATTGAGCTTGCTAGAAGATCGTGACCACTGGCGGATTTTACAAGATTGGATGATCAAAAATTTCCACCAGCGTATTTTTGATATATGGATGGATATGGCGGTATTAAGCGGGGCCTTATCACTGCAAGGCTATGAGCAAGCACCTAATAGATTTAAAATGGCTAGGTGGATGCCACGCGGCTGGGCATGGGTTGATCCAGTAAAAGAGGTATCAGCGTATAAGGATGCGGTTAGGTGTGGCTTTAAAACACTAGGCCAAATTGTGGCTGAGCAAGGCGGTGACTTAGATGAGCTATTGTTGCAACGTCAAGCGGAGCTGCAAAAATTAGCTGAAATGGGTATTGTGGTTGATACAGACCCAACACAGGTAGATGATGATGGTGCCATCCAGGTGCCGCCTACCGCCCCACCCGATGAGGATGACTCCGATGACTAACGACAACGAAATGATGATCAGGTCACAGCCAGCAACTTTTGCTTTAGCTGATGACGAGCGGACAATGGAATTTCCATTTAGCTCTGAATATCCGGTATCACGCTATTTTGGCAATGAAGTGTTGAGCCATGATGCAGGCGCTGCTGACCTAAGCCGTTTAAATGATGGCGCACCGTTATTGTTTAACCATGACCCAGATCGCGTTATTGGTGTAGTAGAGCGCGGTTGGATTAATGATGAAGACCGCCGTGGGTATGTGTCAGTGCGGTTTAGCCAAAATCCATTTGCGCAAGAGGTATTGCGTGATGTAAAAGATAAAGTGCTGCGTAATGTATCATTTGGCTATCAAATAAACGAAATGGAACATCGCGAAGATAGCTTTGTTGCTACCAATTGGAATGCACATGAGATAAGTGTTGTTAGCATACCAGCAGACCCAACGGTCGGCGTTGGGCGTTCGCTCGACGTTCAACCACAACAACAACCTCAAACCATGGAGATTATGGACAACACGCCTGACGTTGCGGCGGTGCAGGAGGCTACTAAAGCCGAACGCAGCCGGATTTCCGCAATCACCGCATTATGCGACAAGCACAACATGGCTGACACTGCTCGGCAACTTATTGATAGTGGCCGCAGCCTAGATGAAGCCCGTGCTGCTGTACTAGATAAGATCGGCGCCAAGGTAGAGCCAGTAGCTGAAAAAGCTGCTGACATCGGCCTTACTGCAAAAGAAAGCCGTGAGTTTTCTTTCCAGCGTGCGATCAATGCATTGGCTAATCCTAGTGATCGCCGGATGCAAGAAGCTGCTGCATTTGAACGCGAGTGTTCTGATGCTGCTGCTGCTAAAGCAGGCAAAACAGCACAAGGCATCATGGTGCCTAATGATGTATTGCGTCGCGACTTGGTAGTAGGCACTGCGTCTGCTGCTGGCAACCTGGTTGGCGTTGATTTTCGCCCCGGCAGCTTTATTGAGCTGTTGCGCAACCGTTCAGCATTAGCTGGCCTTGGCGTTGCATCATTAACCGGCCTTAGCGGTAACGTTGCAATTCCACGTCAAACTGGTGCTGCTACTGCTTACTGGGTAGCTGAGTCTGGCGCACCTACTGAAAGCAACCAAACTGTTGATCAAGTCAACATGTCACCTAAGACATGTGGTGCATTTACTGATTACAGCCGTAAGTTGATGCTGCAATCCAGCATTGATGTAGAGCAAATGATCCGTCAGGATCTAGCTACTGTATTGGCACTTGAGATTGACCGCGTTGGTTTGTATGGTTTGGGTAATACCAACCAGCCTTTAGGCATCAAGCTAACAACTGGCATCAATACAGTTAACTTTGCCGGTGCAGTGCCTACATATGCTGAAGTGGTAAGCATGGAAAGTGCAATTGCTGCTGACAACGCAGACATTGGCGCCATGTCGTATTTGATGAATGCATCAATGCGTGGATCACTGAAGACCGCAGAAAAAGCAACAAACACCGCACAGTTTATTTTTGAACCAGGCGGCACTGTTAACGGTTATAACGCTGCTGTTAGCAACCAAGTAGCTACCGGCGATGTTTTCTTTGCTGTGTGGTCTCAATTGATCATGGGCATGTGGTCTGGGTTGGATCTAACTGTTGATCCTTACACCCATAGCACAAGCGGCACTGTACGTGTGGTAGCACTACAAGATGTGGACTTTGCTGTTCGCCATCCTGAAGGCTTCTGTCGCGGCGCTGATACGCTCTGATGTTAATCGAGGTCACTAAGACCACGATGGTAGGCGGCCAGCTCGTAAGGGCTGGCTCCACCGTTGAGGCAAGCAATGCTGATGCTCAATTATTAATTGGTATTGGCAAAGCAATTACAGCTACGATTGCTGTAGATCCAGAACCAGATCCCCAACCACCCAAACGGAGAACCCGCAATGTTATTCCAACAGACACTTGAAAAGCTAGAGCATTTTACGCTTTTAGCTACGACCACTATTACAGCTACAGGCAACCAGACTGGCGTTGATCTTAAAGATTATGACGGCGACATCCAAGTAATTTTGCTTGGCACTGCCGCTGGTGCTAGTACTGATCTGACCTTCCGCATTGAAGAATCAGATGATAACAGCACTTATACAGCAGCTACAGGTGGCTCATTTACTGCTATTGCTAATGCTGCGTATAAAGAAGTGCTTACATTAAACCGTGACGCATTAAAGCGTTATGTACGGTTGAGCTGTACTGCTGAAACCGGCGCTGCATCTAGCTCCGTTACTTGTGTTGGTTACGGCCTTAAGAAGTACGGCTAATGGCGATAACTGAAAACCTGCTTGGTTTTCTAAACGATTTCGGCGTCAGTTGTATTGCTGGCGCCGTTACCGGTTTAGGTATTCTTGACATGCCATCACAAATCATTGCAAATGATATGGTATTAAGCACTGATTATATGTTGACGGCACGTGCATCTGATTTTGGTAATTTAGTATATGGTGATGCTATTACAGTTGCATCTGTTGCTTATACCGTGCGCGAGACTAGGTTAATAGACGATGGTTCTTTTGTTGAAATTGCATTGCAGAAAACATGACTGCTCCTATCCGTGTTGCTAAGCGTAATGATTGGGCGGGATCTGACCCAAAATTATTACATGGTGAGCTAGGGCAGGAATCAGACACAGCAGCTTTAAAAATAGGCGATGGCCTTACCAATTGGAATAAGTTGCCATATTTCGGCTGCCCAGGTTATTGGGCATCGTTTTGGGATTTAACATCACAAACCGCAGTAGCAAATACACCAACTACAATTTTATTGCGTAGTGCTGATTTAGATAATAGTGGCATCAGTATTGCGTCAAATACAACGATTACATTTGCCTATGCTGGCGTTTATAGCATTACATTTTCAATACAGTTTACAAATAGCGATACGTCAATACATGATATAAATGTATGGTTACGCAGAAATGGTACTAATGTTGTTGCATCTGATAGCAGATTTAGTATTACGTCTAGTCATGGCGGAGTTGATGGCAATGTAATCGGCACGGTTAATTTTGTATTAAAGCTTGCTGCTGCTGACTATCTTGAATTGATTTGGGCTACCAGCAATGCCAGTGCTTATATCCATGCTGAGGTAGCACAGACCAGCTCATTCGCGCATCCAAGTATTCCCGGAATTATCTGTACCATAGTGCAAGTTGCATCCGCTTAATCATGACAACCAAACGCGAGACAATTATTGCTGCAATACGCACAGCATTGACAGGCACCACAGGCGTTAGCAATAGAATTTATCGTAGCAGGGTAGAACCATTAACACGCGGCGAATCACCTGCAATTGTCGTTGAACCGCTTACCGATACGGCAGCGCAAAACACAAGCCTGCCAACGTTGGATTGGAGCCTTACAGTACGTATAGCGGTGATTGTACGCGGCGCGATACCAGACCAAGCGGCAGATGCAACAGTGCAGGATATGCATAGCAAGTTAATGGCCGACCTGACGCTTGGCGGCTATGCAATTGACATTCAACCAATTGCGGTTACATTTGATATAGTCGAAGCAGATCAACCTGCTGGGGTTGTGATGTGCGATTACCGAGTGCAATACCGCACATCGGTTAGTAACCTTGCAAGCTAACCATGGCTATGATAGTGGATGAATATTGGGGCCAAGGCGGGTCTTACCTGCTTGATCCTAAAACCGGCAAACGTAAGCTCATTGAGCGCACGGCACCGGCTACCGCCAACACCGCACCTGAGGAACTGACCGATGCCATTACTGACACGCAAAAGGCTACTTCTAGCCAAGGCTGAAGTTACCTACGGCACTGACCCGACACCAACAGGAGCCGCTAATGCCATATTGGTGCGCAATTTAGAAATTGTGCCGTTGCAGTCTGATATTGTGCAGCGTGAATTAATCCGGCCATATCTTGGTAATTACGATCAGTTATTAGCAAATACCCGCGTGCAGGTAACTTTTGAAGTTGAGCTTGCTGGTTCGGGCACAGCAGGCACAGCACCAGCATATGGTCCTGTGTTAAAAGCATGTGGGTTATCTGAAACTTTAGCAGCAAGCACAAGTGCTACTTATGCGCCTGTTAGCGCCAGCTTTAGTTCTGTTACTTTATACTTTTTCCAAGACGGCATCCGCCATGTTGTAACTGGCGCTCGCGGTACATTTACCCTTAACGGCACTGTAGGCGCAATACCAACAATTGCATTTACAATGACAGGTGTATTTAACGCACCAACTGATACGGCACTTGCTGCACCAACATATGCAAACCAAGCAACACCACTAATATTTAAAAATGGTAATACCACTAGCTTTTCTGCATTTAGTTATTCCGGCGCATTGCAATCAATTGATTTCAATATTGCCAATGAGATTATTTATCGTGAGTTGGTAGGCGGCACTAAAGAAGTTATCATTACTGACCGCAAGCCTGGGGGCACATTGCAGATTGAAGCAGTATTGCTGGCCGCTAAAAACTACTTTACCGTTAGCACCGGCTCAACTACCGGTAGCATTACAGTTCAGCATGGCACTACTGCTGGTAACATAGCAACGCTTACAATGGCTCAATCAGATCTAGCTGATGCATCCTATGCCGACATGAACGGCATCCAAATGTTAAACCTGCCTTATGTTGCAACACCAACAGCAGCAGGCAATGACGAACTAACCCTTGTATTCACCTAAACCACATGGCATTTATTCTTGCACAATCCGATAGCTACAGTTGGCCTGTTACTGTTGAATTTCCAGTTGATGGTGGCCGCTTTGAAAAGCAAACTTTTGATGCTGAATTTAAGCGGTTGCCACAATCACGAATTGAACAAGTAATTGAACGCAGCAACACAGACACCATTAAGGATGCTGAATTTGCGCGTGAAGTAATTACAGGCTGGAAAGGTGTTACAGATGCTAAAGGTGCTGATGTGCCTTATAGCATTGAAGCATTAGGTAAACTACTTGATGTGCCATTAGTTGCTGGTGCTATCGTGCAAGCATTTTTTGCTAGCCTGACTGGAGCAAAAAGAAAAAACTAGAAGCCGCTGCTGAGCATTGGGCAGGTGGCGGCGTTGTAGATGAAACAGAAAAAGATGCGGCAGGTTTAGGCATTGAATTGCCAGACCTGCCGAAGCAATCTACTGACTTTGAAGTATGGGAAGACAACTGGGATACAGTTGTAATGTTTTTACGTGTGCAAACGCAGTGGCGTATTGGGATGAGCGGTGCTACTGGGTTAGACTATAATGCGATCAGATGGGCGTTTGAGATGTACGGCGTCAGTGACCAACGCGAGATGTTTGAAGGCTTGCAGGTCATGGAAGCTGCTGCATTAGGAGCGATGAATAAATGACATTAAACACTGCAATTACATTTACCACTAAGCTAGATGGCAGCGGGCTAGATCAATTAAAACGGCAACTGCAATCATTAAGCCAACAAAGCAATATTACCAAGCAATCACTTGGCCAAGCTAATATTGATATTAACCGCATGGCTCGCGAAGCGGGCAATACTACTAATGGATTGCGTACTCATATTGGTGCATTAAAAAGTTTACGTGATAATGTTGACATTAATAGTCAAGCATATCGCAGGCTAGGAAATGAAATAAAAGGATTAGAAAGCAAGCTACAAGGATTGGATCGTGTTAGCAATAAGGTAAATGTAGGCAGGCAAGCAATTGGCGCAGCAGGTGGGGCGCTTGCATCAGGCGGCGGCGCAACAGCAGCATTAGGCGCTGGTGCTGGCGTATTAGCATCAACAAGTCCAGTAGGCATGGCCGTTGTTGCTGGGTTGGCTGTAACTGGTGCAGTAGGTAAAGCATCATTTGATGCCGCCAAAGAATTAGATGACCAGCAACGTAAGCTGGCGACGTTAACAGTGCAATCATCTGGGCTTACCAATGCAATTAGATCATTAGTTGCAGAGCAAGGATTTCTCACAAGTTCGGCGGAATCAGCAAGTGCAGCGTATGAAATTTTAAGTTCTGGCTACACTAAACAGTCTGATGTTTTAAGCATATTAAAAGCTAGCACATTAGCCGCTACAGGCGGATTTAGTGACATTAAAACTGTTGCTGATGCAACAACTACAATTCTAAATTCATTTTCGCTAAGCGCTGATAATGCAAATCAAATTGTAGATGGGATGATACAAACGCAAAATGATGGCAAAATAGTTGTAAGTCAATATGCTGATCAAATTGCAAAAGTAGCATCTGTTGCAGCGGCGGCTGGGTTATCGGTTGAAGAAATGAATGCATCTGTTGCTGCTATTACAGCAACTGGCGTACCAGCAGAAACGGCAATGTCTGGCCTACGTCAAGCATTAATTAATGTAATAAAACCAACTGATCAAGCGCGTGAATTAGCGAAAAAAATAGGATTAGAATTTAGTCTTGCTGCAATACAAACTAAAGGTTGGGCGGGATTCCTAAAAGATGCAACTGATAAAACAGATGGCAGTGCAGAAGCGCTTAGCATATTGTTTGGGGATATTGATGGCTTTAATGCAATATTAAAACTAACCGGCCCTAACATGAGCCGCTTTAATGATTTTTTAGATAATCAAGAAAAAAAATTAGGCGCAGCAGCAAAGGCAGCAAAAGAAGCAAAAGATCCGTTTAAGCAATTTGACAATGCGACAAAAGACCTTAGCGCCACAATGGGCAAAACATTTTTGCCGGTTATTACGCAGATGGTCACAAAAATAACAGAATTTATAAAATTATCTCAATCTCCAGAGTTTAAAAATTTTGTAAAAAATGTGCCGCAATTTGAAGGGGCAGAAAGTAGTTTTATATCAGGCGGATATTTGCGAACACCTGGCCGATCAACCCCACAATCTGAAATATTGCTTGATCCTAAAACTGGCATTATTGGCTCACCAGTGCCTGAGCGATTAAAAAAACCACCGCAGCCACAATTAAGAGCGCCAGGTGCAGGTACTGTTAATCAAGAAATGGCTAATTTAGCCAACGAAGTTCGTCAGGGTGGCGGTGGTGGCGATGAAGAAAAGCGCAGGCAAGCAGAAAACAGGTACAAGCAAATAGCAAATAACAATCAAAAAGAAGCAGATGCTAGACAAATACATGCATTAGAAGTAATTAATTCATTAAAAGCAGAATCTGTTGCATTTGAAGCGCAACGCACTAAAACAAATGAGCTAGAAATCAATAAATTAATTTTACGCAACCAGCTAGATGTTGTATTTTTAGAAAATGAAAAAGATAGAATTAATCTTACGCTCAAATACGTTAATGCAAAAGAAAAAGCAAGAACCATAGAAGACGCAACAGCAAGAAATTTAGAATTGCAAAATGTTGAAAACGAAGGGCTTAGCGACAATCAAAAATTAATTTTAGATTTAAAAACTAAAGAGCAGTCTATAAATAGTGATTTCTTGAAAACTGAAAAAAACCGCAGAGAAGAAAAAGAAAAATATTTAACTCAACTAGACAAAGAAATCCAAATGCTTGGTGATGCCGAGCAACAAGAATTAGCAATTGCAAATCTAAAATTGCGTTATCGCCGTGATCCGCGTGCATTAGAAGCCGAATTGCAAGATCTTGGAATTCGGCAAAGATATGGAAAAAGAGCTTCAACGTTAGAAGAAGATTTAACAAAAGAAGGGATTACAGGCAAAGAAGCAAGTCAACGTATTCAAGATTTAGATAAAGAATTAAATAAAGCATTGCAAGCAGCCGAGGCTATACGCGCATTAAAGCGTTCAACAGATGAATTGAATGCGGCTGATGTAGGGCAGGGCTTCAAGAATGGCGTTGAAAGTTTTCTTACTAGCATTGGCACAATGAGTGAGAATGTATCACAATTAACACAGAATGCATTTCAAGGTTTATCAGATGGCATTGCAGAATTAGTAACAACAGGTAAGATGAATTTTAATGATTTTGCTAATTCAATAATTAAAGATATGATACGCATTGCAACACAACAATTAATATTGCGGCCTATCCTGCAAGGCATCGGCGGCCTATTTGGCGGTGGCGGTGGCGGTGGGACACTGGCACCAACCGATATGTTTAAGTACGTCAATAATGCCAAAGGCAACCTTTATGCCCAAAACGGCATTCAAGCTTTTGCGCGTGGCGGCATTGTAGATAAGCCAACGTTATTCCCATTTGCTAAAGGCATTGGCCTTATGGGTGAGGCAGGGCCAGAAGCGATCATGCCATTACGTCGTGGCCGTGATGGTAACCTAGGTGTTGCAGGCGGTGGCGGCACCACTAATGTTGTGGTTAATGTAGATGCAGGCGGCACCAGCGCTCAAGGTGATGCCCCACGCGGCGAGCAATTAGGTAAAGCCCTTAGCGCTGCGGTGCAAGCTGAACTGATCAAACAACGTAGACCTGGAGGACTGCTAGCCTAATGCCAACATTTACATACGTATCAGATTTTGGTGCTGCGGTTAGCAGTAAGCCATCAGTTACAGTAGTTAAATTTGGTGACGGTTACGAAAAACGGCAAGCGTTTGGTATTAATCAAAATCTAAAAAGCTGGTCTTTAACTTTTAGAAATCGTACTAATACTGATGCAGATGCGATTGAATCATTCCTTAATGCACGGGCTGGTGTTGAATCATTTGACTGGACACCACCATCGGGCGGCGGCAGCAAATGGGTATGCCGCGAATGGAGCAGGACGCTAGAAAGTTATAATAATAATTCAGTGCAGGCAACATTTGAGCAGGTAGCAGAGCCATGAGTGTACCAGTATCTGAGCTACAAAAGCTGGCGCCATCAGCAATTATTGAATTATATGAATTGCACTTAGTTACTGCTATTCATGGTGCCGATACTATATTTAGGTTTCATTCTGGCACTAATGAAGTAAATAATGGCAATATTATATGGGACGGGAATACTTACACTGCTTTCCCGGTTGAGGCTACAGGGTTTGAATATAACGGTAATGGTCAATTGCCAAGGCCAACACTACGGGTAAGCAATGCATTGCGGTTTGTCACAAGCATATTGCTTACGGTAAACGAAATGAACGCAGGTAATGATTTGAATGGCGCTAAATTTATTAGGATTCGCACTTTAGCGCGTTATCTTGATGCTGCTAATTTTACAGCAGGTAATGCTGGCGCTGATCCAACTGCTGAGTTTCCTAGGGAAATTTATTATCTTGATCGTAAAGTAATAGAATCGCGGCAATTCGTCGAATGGGAGTTAGCGGCGGCATTTGATTTAGTCGGTGTAAGGGCACCAAAGCGGCAATGTATCGCCAACTTATGCCAATGGGTATACCGCTCAACTGAATGCAGTTATACAGCAGCTACATATTATGACGCTAATGATAATCCAGTTGGTTCTGCCGCTGCTGATGTATGCGGCAAGAGATTGACCAGTTGCGCTACTAGATTTGGCGTTACAGCTCAGTTACCGTTTGGATCATTTCCTGGTGTTGGTTTGTTTGCGCAATGACATGGCGTGAAGCAGCTATTAGCCACGCGAAGCTTATGGCCCCAAATGAATCCTGCGGTTTGCTTATTGATGTTGCTGGCGATACGATATACGTCGCTTGCCGTAATCTTGCCGATGATACCGATCATTTTATTATTCATCCAGCCGACTGGGCAAAAGCTGAGGATCAAGCAGATATTATTGCGATAGTACATAGCCATCCAAACCAATCACCAGAGCCTAGTGCAATGGATCGCCAGTTTTGCGAACGCAGCCAATTGCCATGGCATATCGTTAATCCTGCTGATGGTAGCTGGAATTATTGTGAACCAAGTAAGCTGGTGAAAGCAGTGAGATGACGATGCTACGCGAAATCCGTGTTTATGGTGAACTGGCTAAGTTCATGGGTGTGCGATCATTCATGGCTGAGGCGCGTGATGTAGCAGAAGCGGTTAGGTATTTACTGGTAAATTTTGCTGGGTTAGAAGCGCATATGGCTCAATATGATTATCGTGTTCTAGTTGGATCGTATAACATCGGCGAAGATGAAATCAATCACCCTGTAGGCCAAAATGTTATCCGCATAATTCCGGTAGTAGCCGGCGGGATTACTTGGAAACAAGTATTTGGTAGTGGCGTGGGTAAAGTTATTGTTGGTGCATTATTAATAGGTGCTGCATTTTTTACTGGTGGCGCATCAATTGGTTTATTAGGCTTGGCAGCACCGGTGGCTGTCAGTAGCGTATTGGCTGGGATCGGCATATCAATGGCATTAGGTGGTGTGTCGCAGATGCTGACACCAGTGCCACGTATTGCACCGCCATCAATAGGTAATGGCACTGCAACATCGTCGCCATCAACAATGCGTGAAACAGAGATGGACCCACAAAAATCTTATAGCTTTAGCGGCATTCAAAATACATCAGTGCAAGGTACACCAGTACCTATTATTTATGGTGAGACGATTGTTGGATCAGTTGTTATATCAGCCAATATATCAACCTTGGAGGTAGTGTAATGCCCGGCAGCGCGTTTTTTGAGCAAGGTCTATGGGATCCGACGATTCAAAATTTTCAAGCTTTACCAGCCGAATATCAATATGCATCTTTATTAAAAGGCCAAGAGCAAATTAATTATGTAAATCAGCTTAAGCAAAATCAATTAGCTGAAGCTAATAGACCACGCACGCCGACACGCACAGCAGACAGTTTAGCTAGCACGCAATACGCTACATTTATTGATTTGCTTAGTGAAGGCGAAATTGAAGGTTTCCCGTCAGCGGCTGGGCTAACCAAGGGCACTAGCGCATATAATATTGCGGCTTTAAAGGATATTTATCTTAATAAAACGCCTATTTTAAGAGCTAGTGCTGATTTAAGTAATGTGCAATTAGTTGATTACAATTTTCAGGATGTAACCATTGAGCCGCGTTATGGCACACAAGCGCAAACATATATCCAGGGTTATGGCGATATAAGCGAGCCTGTCAACGTTCAATCGACCCCAGTGCTACAAGCTGTGCCCGTCGTAAGAAGAGTAGACGATGTCAACGTAAACGGTGTTGTTATTACTATTACAGTGCCAGCGTTGCAAGAATTTAACACACAGGGGGATATATTAGGCGCTAGCTTTTCATTCACAATTGCGCTTTCATATAATGGTGGCGCATATACTACTGTAGCAACTGAGACAGTCAGCGGGCGCACTGCTGATTCTTACCAGCGTGATTATAGAGTTGATTTTGCCACTGGATGGACGGGCTCAGTAGATATTAAAATAACAAGATTGACAGCCGACAGTGCTGATTCCGCTACGTTGGTTAATGCGTTTCTATGGACGTATTACCAAGAATTGGTATATCAAAAACTTACATACCCGAACAGCGCAATTGTTGCTATTAAATTTAATGCGCAACAATTTAGCTCATTACCAAGTCGCGCCTATCGCATTCGTGGCGTTAAGGTGCGTGTGCCAACAGGCGTCACAATAGACCAAGCCAATGGCCGTATTATCTATCCTGACGGCTACACATTTAATGGCACGCTAACAGCCGAGAATGCGCGTGTATGGACATCAGATCCAGCATGGATTTTGTTTGACCTGCTTACTAACACTAGATATTCCTTTGGGCAACATATAACTGACTCGCAACTTGATAAGCCAGCTTTTTATGCTGCATCAGCTTATGCATCAGCTTTAGTATCAAATGGCTTAGGTGGCAACGAACCACGTTTTAGTTGTAATGTATTAATCCAAAACCAAGATGATGCATACAAATTAATCAATGATCTATCCAGCGTAATGCGTGTTATGCCCTACTGGGCAACTGGCGCGTTGACTATATCGCAAGATGCACCACGGGATGCGTCTTATCTATTTACAATGGCTAATGTAACAGAAGCTGGATTTACCTATAGCGGTAGCAGCCTTAAAACTAGACATACAGTTGCAGTTGTTACTTACCTAGATACACAAACGCAAGATATAGCATATGAGATAGTGGAAGATGCGGCTGGTATCAGTAAATATGGAGTTAGCAAGACAGAATTGCGTGCATTTGCCTGCACCAGTCGCGGCCAAGCAGCAAGGCTGGGCGCATGGGTATTGTATTCCGAGGCTAATGAAACAGAAGTTGTTACATTTACATGTAGCATTGAATCTGGTGTTGTTGTAAGGCCAGGGCAGGTAATAAAGATTGCAGACCCATTAAAAGCAGGCATCAGACGCGCTGGTCGTATTAATGCCGCAACAACAACACAAATTACAATAGATAACACAGACCAGACAGATGTAACTGATTTATTTAATGCAAAGCTAACTGTTATTATGCCTGATGGCAGCATTGAAGAACGCACTATTACAACTGTTGTAGGTGCTGTTATTACAGTATCAACAGCATATTCAACTACGCCAAATGTTGGTAGTGTATGGATGTTGCAAAATACAGATGTAGAAGCTACAACATGGCGGGTGCTTACTGTAACTGAAAGCGAAGGTGCTGAATATCAAATTACAGCATTAGCTCATAATCCTAGTAAATATGCGTATGTAGAACAGAATAGACCATTGCAAAATCCAAATATATCAGTTACTGAAATTAGCCCTGAGATACCAGTTGGCATTAACTACGAAGAAAAGTTTTATGCTACAAACAATAGAGCAACGTCAAAAATAGTTGTTCGGTGGCAGCCAGTGCGCGGCGTAAGCGACTATCGTGTGCAATGGAAACGCGGCGACGGCAATTGGAATTTAGTTGATACCGTAAGCGCACAATATGAAATCTTAGAAGCTGATATTGATACTTATTATATCCGTGTTTATAGCTTAAACCCATTGCGGATACCATCAACTGATTATGCAGAATTAACTGTTACAACAGTTGGCAAGACCGCATTACCAGCAAATGTAATTGGCGTATCGTTGATACCAATCAATGAATCAAGTGCAATTTTAAGTTGGACGCGCAGCAGTGAACTTGATGTATTGGTAGGCGGTAAAGTATTAATACGGCATAGCAAGGCAACAGAAAACGCAACATGGGGTGAATCACAAGAAATTGTTGCGGCGGCTGCTGGCAGCCAAACACAAAAGCAAGTGCCATTATTAAATGGCAGCTACTTACTTAAATTTGAAGATGATGGCGGCAGGCGTAGTGTTGATGCAACAGTTATTACGGCTGACCTAACAATACAGCAACCACGACTAACAATTAGCAATGTAAATGAAGAAGATTCAAATTTTGCTGGTACTGGCAGCAGCGCTGTAAATATGAATTATAATGCGGGATATGATGCGTTGATAATTACTGAGTTAAGCCTTTTGTATGTTGTAGATGGTTACGTAGAAAGCGGTTATTCCGTAGGTTTAACCGGTGAATTTAATTTAGGTTTAAACAACAACAATCCATTAGACCTTGGCGCTACTTATGATGTAAATATCCAAAGGCGTATTGCATCAGCAGGTTATAGCGCAATCACTTTATGGGATAGCCAGACTGCATTAATTGATACATGGGAAACAATTGATGGCGATGTTGTCGATAGAGTTGATGTTGCTATGTACGTACGCTATGCGACTGAAGATCCAGCAAGTTCACCGGTATGGAGTAGTTGGCGTGAGTTTAGTAATGCTATAGTACGTGGCCGTGGATTTCAGTTTAAAATTATTGCGTCCAGCGAAGATGTTGCGCAAAACATACAAATATCGCAACTTGGTGTTTTAGTTGAATTGCAGCAACGTGTTGAGGTATCAGCTATTTTAACAACAGGCGCTGCTGCTTATAATGTGACATATACAAAAGCATTTTATTCGGCGCCATCTGTTCTTATTACACCATATGATTTGTTATATAATGAGGATTATACAATCACAAGCGTTACCAGAACCGGCTTTACAGTTGCCTTTAAACAGGGTGCCAGCTTTATTGCGCGTAGTTTCACCTATACTGCGGTGGGATATGGAGGTGTGATCTAGTGGCCCAGCATGATTATGACATTGGCAACCAGTCAGGGTCAGCATTTAGATCTGACCTAAACAATGCGCTGGCTGCTATTGTCAGCGTTAATAGCGGATCATCAGATCCGGCTGTCATGTACGCCTATCAGTTATATGCTGATACAACCAATAACCTAGTAAAACAGCGCAATGCGGGTAATAGCGGCTGGGTAACAATTGGTACGTTAGGCGCAACCAACTGGGGTCTGGCCGCATTAGCAAGCCCTACTTTTACTGGTACACCATCAGCACCAACAGCAGCAGCAGGCACTAACACCACGCAGATAGCAACAACGGCATTTGTGGTGTCAAGCTATTTACCATTAGCTGGTGGCACCGTTACCGGCAACATAACGCTGAATGCGCAATCAGATATAAGGTTTGCTGATGCTGATAGCAGTAATTACGTTGCGTTGCAGGCACCAGCAACAGTTGCATCAAACCTGACATTGACCCTACCGGCAGCAGATGGCAGCAGCGGCCAGGCATTAACTACTAATGGCTCAGGCGCTCTTGCATTTGCAACCATTGGTGGTGTACCAACTGGCGCCGTATTTTATTTTGCTGCTAATACCGCCCCAACTGGATTCCTAAAAGCTAATGGTGCTGCGGTCAGTCGCACCACCTTTGCTGCTTTATTTGCTGTTACCGGCACTACCTATGGCGCTGGTGATGGCACCACTACATTTAACTTGCCTGATCTGCGTGGTGAGTTTATACGTGGTTGGGCAGATGACCGTGCAGTAGATACAGGTCGTGCATTTGGTAGTGCGCAGGCGGCAGACACTAATTTATTAAGCCATACCCATAGTTCTGCAGTTACTGCCTATGGAGGGGGCAGTCAAGGCACCTTAACTTATGGGGCGGGATGGACTCAAGCGTATAACCAACAATCCGAGCAATATGAAAATAACCCTGCCGTAGTAAATCTTACATATACAACTGGCGGGCCATCCCCAGCCGGTGGCGCCGAGACCAGACCACGTAACGTGGCATTGCTAGCCTGCATCAAGTTCTAATGGCTAGAATGAACCCATGATCTACCCATCAACCCTTAACCTAACAGTACTGCAAGACAGTACATTCGAGCAGGATCTTGTAATAACAGAAGCAGCTAAAGCTGCAACATTAAATGATGCTACTAATGTAATCACAAGCGCATGTCATGGCTTAGTAGCTGGTGATCGCGTAGCCTTTGCTGTTAGTGGCGGCAGGCTGCCATGCGGCATCCAAGCAACTGAGAATTATTTTGTATTAGCTGATGGCTTTACAACTGGTGCATTTAAAATTAGCACTAGCGCCGGAGGTTCAGAAGTAGATTTTACAATACTTGATACTGCTGCAACTTATGAAATTGGTAAGATACTTAATTTAACTGGCTATACTTTTGACGCTGACATAAGAAGCGAATTTGGCGGGGCGTTAATTGGCTCTTTAGTTTGTACTGTCACAAGTGCTGTTACGGGTAAGCTTAATTTATCATTAACAGCAGCGACTACAGCAGCCTTAGCGGCTGGGGTTTATTTATGGGACTTAAAACTGAAAGTGCCCAACGTTAGCAGCTATTTTTACGCTAAAGGCAGTTTTACGGTTACGGCAACTGTATCTAGAGATTAATGTTAGCTCCTATCGTAACCACTACTATTTTACTAAGCCGCAGCTTAGAGTATAGGTATCTTATTGCGTCTGATATTGGCACAGCTAGATCAGCACCAGTTATATTTGTAAACCTGCAATACTTTGACGTAGCTGGCTATTGTGATGCCGGTTATACTGTCCTATAGGAACCCCAATTAACCCATGACCACAATTGTCACACGCGCAGGTAAAGGCTCACCGTTAACGCACACGGAAGTTGATACTAATTTTACTAACCTAAATACTGCCAAGCTGGAAACGGCAGCCATACCGCTGGGGACATTACAAGCGCCTAGCGTTAGTTTCCTGAATGATAGCGATACTGGAATTTTTTGTCCTCAAGGCGGCAACTCCTTAGCAATTGCAACTGGCGGTCAATATGCAATTACTTGTACATCTACGCAAGCTGTTGGGATAAAAACGGCAAACCCCCAAAAAGCTTTGCATGTAGCAGGCCCTACGCGGGTAGGTGCCGATGACGCAACAGATGCGTTTTTAGAAATTGGTGAAGGTGCAACCGGCAACCGCACCTCATATATTGATATTGTTGCCGACACAACTTATACCGATTATGGTTTACGGATTATTCGTAATAATACAGGCGCTAATGCTACATCAGAGCTAAAACATCGCGGTACTGGGGCATTAAATTTTACAACGCAAGAAGCAGCCCCGATTGTATTTAATACAACAAACTCACCTGCGCTAACTATTACGTCGGGAGGGCTGGTAGGCATAGGGAATAGTGGGCCTAGCGATTTATTGCATATTGGCAATAGTTCAGCAACCACAAGAACTGTTTTTAGAATACAAACCGGTAATGCTTATTCTGATCCAAACGGTATTTCTTATGCTAATGCGTTAGCATCGATTGGCGCTCGCCTTGCAATAGATGGAACAGCATCCGGGTACATTGCACAAATGGGCGTTGGCAACAGTGCAAACCTATGGTTGGGAAGTTGGAATAGTGGTGCTACCGATGGGAGCATTCAACTTGTTACGGGAAACAATACAACATCGACTATTCGCGCAACTCTCAACTCAACTGGATTAGGGATTGGCACTACTGAAATGCCCAGCGATACAAACCTTACAGTCCTTGGTAATTTTCAGACAGGATTCTACCGAAATGTTACAAGTGGAAACAGAGGTTACTTCTTAAACATTGGTGCTAAAACTTCCGGAGGCTTTGCCGATGGTGGACGCATTACTGGTGTTGTAGAAAGTGGTGACTCAACAGGGTACTTGAGCTTTGGTACCAGGACCGGCGGCACAATTACAGAAAAAGCACAAATAGACAGCTCTGGGAGACTGTTAGTTGGTACGTCTAGTGCGCTTGGGACTGGTCAGGTAGGATTCTTAACCAGCGGCGCTAATCAAGTGCTTACAATGCACAACAGCAATGCAACACCCTTTGGGTTGGTTGTTAAATACACAACGGCTACTCCAAATGGTACTGGAGCGCAATTTGTTTACCTAGAAGATGCTAGTGCCTTAAGATGCGAAATTCGCTCTAACGGTGGTATTGCAAATTACAGTGCCAACGATGCTAATCTTTCCGACCGTAACGTCAAGAAAGACATTGCGCTTGCTGCTGGCACTTGGGATTGCATTAAAGAATGGGAGATCGTTAACTACCGCTACAAAGATCAACCAGATGATGCTGAACTGAACCTTGGCGTGATCGCACAACAGGTAGCGGAAAGTTGCCCTGAAGTAATTACCATTTTCCAAGAAGCTAAAGATGCAACAGAAGATAAACCAGCGCAAGAAGAACGGCTTGGTGTTAAGGAACAACAGATGTACTGGATGGCAATTAAAGCACTGCAAGAAGCAATGGGACGGATCGAAACATTAGAACAGCGACTTATTGCTGCTGGCATTGACTGAGCCAGAGCGACATGTCCCCTTCGATACTATGTCTGGCTGCTCACACCAGCTAGGCACAGTAACCTTTGACTCTACTCTCTCTAGCTAGGCGGGTAACCGGCCTTTAACTGGTTACATCATTTGTATTACACTAACCCCATCGCCACTGATCACTATGGCTAAAGCATCTGCAACACCGGTAACAGAGTTCACCTGGGCAATTGCCCAACTTGAACGTCACACTGCTGATGGCGTGGTGTTTACGGTTCATTACACGATTAATGCAACTGATGGCACCTACTCGGCTGGTGCGTATGGCTCAGTTGGGCTAGAGCAGCCTGAGGATAACATCATCCCATTTGCTGATCTAACACCTGATCTAGTTATTAGCTGGACAAAAAATGAGTTAGCTAAAGGTTTAGGCAATGAAAATAAAGTGGCTGAAATCGAAGCAGCATTACAGGCGCAGCTTGATGAGCAACACGCACCAACCAAAGCGCAGGGGCTGCCCTGGAGCTAGGATAGAGGTAACACCAGCACAGGGCCGTGATCGAAGTGTTTGCTGCTATCGCTGGTGCCAGCATCAGCGTGGCGGCAATGGGGCTATTCGGCTTTTCTCGTCGTAATGAAGAAGCCGCTGCTGCTGTAATCAGGCTTACCAGTGCTGTGGAGCATATCGCTACCAGCCTTGAGACGTTGCACACGGATATAAAAGAGACAAATCGCGAGATGTTTACCAGACTGAACCACGTCGAAAACCGCGTTACTAAGCTTGAGGTGAAGTAAGCAGTTAGACTGAGTGTGACGTTCGCCACAATTGCTGTGGATGCCAACACCGTTGCTGCTGTCGCCATTGTGGTGGCTGCTGGCTCAGAATTAATTGCATTATCACCGCTGAAATCCAATAGCTGGATTCAGTTGTTGCTTCAGTTTGCACGGTTGGCATTCCCTAGGCGCCGCTGATGAATTTCCTAGCAGCGGCAAAAGCTACAACAAAGCCAACGCCGTTGCCACATCAGCAAGCGGCATGGAACTGGGCGTGGGAGCTACTAGCACCAGATGAGCAGGCTACATTCCTCGACAAATTCCGCAGTGACCCAGCGCCAAAACCTACATTGGCATGGATACCAGCGGCCATGCTGATACGCGAGTTTGAGGGCTTTAGTGATGTAGCATACATTTGTCCTGCCGGTGTGCCAACCATCGGCTGGGGCACCACTAGATGGCCTGATGGCGCAGCAGTAAAAATAGGCGATACCATCACACGTGATGCTGCTGATGGATTGCTGGATAACATGCTGGAAACTCAAGTAGTACCAGCATTAGCAAAAAGTATTCCAGGCTGGAAAACATTATCAGCGCAGAGGCAAAATGCGTTGATTTCGTTTGCCTATAACGTAGGTTGGCACTTCTACGGCAGCGAAGGCTTCGAGACAATATCAAAGGCGCTACATGCGGCGAACTATGACGCAGTACCAGCGGCATTGATGCTATATGTAAATGCTGGCACACCAGCGGAACCTGGCCTCCGCCGTAGACGTGAAGCTGAGGCAAAACTTTGGGGCATACCAACTAAAGCCAGCTCAGTGCTGCTCAAGGTGCCGTATGAATACCAAAACGACAATGCCAGCGGCACCGGTTACCGCGAGTGTTTCAGCAGCAGTTGTGCGATGATTGCTCGTTACCACGGCAAGGTAAAAAGCGATGATGAATACAATAAAGTACGGGCCAAATATGGCGATACCACCGACGCACAGGCTCAAGTGCTTGCATTACGGGCACTAGGACTCACAAATTCAAGGTTCGTCACTAACTGCGCACCTGGCCTACTAGAGGCTGAGATACGTGCTGGCAGACCTGTAGCAGTCGGATGGCTACACCATGGGCCATATAACGCGCCAACTGGCGGCGGCCATTGGTCTGTAATCATCGGCTTCGATCCAGACTATTGGGTAGTCAACGATCCCAACGGTGAGGCTGATCTCATCAACGGTGGCTACGTCAGCAATAAAGGCGGTGCTGGCGTGAAGTACTCCAAACCTCGCTTCAATAGGCGTTGGGAAGTCGATGGCGCATCTACCGGCTGGGCGCTGTTGGTGAAGCCATGAAATGCGAGGTAATCCGCCGCAGCCCAGAATTAACTGAAATACGGATCCCCTATACTTCAACTACAACGCAATATAATTTCTTTCTTGCATCTGACATTCACCTAGATAATCCAAAATGCGACCGTAAGCTTTTCAAAAAGCATTTAGATGAGATGAAAGAACGTCAAGGTAAGGCGCTTTTCTTTGGTGATATAATGTGCCTAATGCAAGGCAAAAAAGATAGACGTGGCAGCAAGGGCGATATAAGGCCAGAACATTTAGGCGGTAATTACTTCGACCTAGTATTTAATGAAACAGCAGACTGGTTAAAGCCATGGCAAGATGACATTGTGATGATGTCAGACGGTAACCACGAAACTGCAATCATTAACCACAATGAGATTGACCCACTTGGCAATGTAGTGCGCATCATGCGTGATAGCGGCAGCCCTGTAGAACATATGCGGTACCAGGGGTTTGTATTCTTTACTTTTTACATGGAAGGTAATGTTGCTGCTCAACAAAGACAAGAAAAAATTAGGCGCCTAACTCTTGGTTATCACCACGGCACATGGGGCGGTGTAATAACAAAAGGCACACTAGGCGGCGGTAGATATGCCAGCATTATGCCTGATGCAGATGTAATAGTTAATGG